GCGGCTCTACAATCCGACCGACCTCGCGCGCCTCCATTTCGATAGTTAAATTAGTTAAACGTCTTTCTAGTGATTTTATAGCGCTAACTAACATCTCGTCGCGACTATTGACATCAACTGTACCGCTAACTGCGCCCGCCAAGCTCCTAGCCGTAACTCCGTCCGGCGTAGCGTATGACATGTCGATGTTCTTTACGTCGGGCGTTGCGGACTCTGCGAGCATGTCCGAGGCTTTATCGACTAGATAAGCGTAATCTTCGATACCTTCCGCCAATCCTATTGACGTCCATTTACCGATTTCCATGAGTACGCGCGACGGGGATTTTACGCCTAAAGCGCCCTTTATTCTGTCGCCGATTCCCTTAGCAATATCTTTAGCTTTGTTCCATACCGCGCTGGCCATCGAGCCGATTCCATTGATAAGTCCGCGTATAATGTCTTTACCGACCTGCATTAAATCGATGCTCTTCAAATAGTCGATAGCCTTTTTCATCAGTTCTTTGATTTTATCCCGTACTTCTGACATCTTCCCGCGGACGGCGCTAACCATCTCGGTAAACTTCCTCTTTAAATTACTTAGAATTTCCGACAATTTTCCGGAAAAGAATGATTTAATCCGATTCCAGACCGAGCTAATAGTTTCGCGAATATTACCCATTTGGTCTTTAATAGCGTTCCACATACGTCCGAAATCCAGTGTTACCAAGCCTTTAACAAACTCTAATGCATTACTAAAGGAGCGCTTAATAAAGCCCCAAATATCCTCAATTACTCCGAACGCCATATCCATATATTCGGAAACGACCTTAATAATATCGGAAAACTTGCCGCCTGTTTTATTATCTAGCCATTGTAGCGCATTATCGAAAACTTGTTTGACTGCATCCCAAACCATCGAAAATATGTCGATAAGGCTGTTCCAAATAGTTTCAGCTGCGCCCGTTATATTTTCCCATATCTGCGATAAGTGACTCCCCATTTCGTCAAAGTTTCCGGTAACTAGGTCGATTAATAATAAGATTGGCCCAAGAACGACGTTTTTAATAAGCTCCCAAGCCGCCTCAGCCGCGACTTTTATGTTTTCCCATACTTCCGACATTATCTCGATTAAAGGCGCAAATATTTCGACAAACGCCTCTACCGCGCTATTCCAAACGTCTTTTATCCATTCCCATACCGCAATAGCCGCCTCAACAATAGCGTCCCAAGTCGCTTGCATAAACGCCTTTATCTCGTCCCAATACTTGTATATAATTAACGCCAAACCTACGACAGCCGCGACGATAAGCGCTACCGGCAATGATATTGCTCCGGCAAGCATCCCGAAAAATCCGATAACCGCTTTTACGACAGTTACGATCGATGTAAATCCCGCTATTATCTGCGGTATAAATCCGATAATCATAAGTATAGGTCCGACAATAAGCATTATCGCTGCTGCAACCGCCGCAAATATCGCGATAGCACTTTTCGTACTGTCCGACAGACCGTTAAACCAGCTGAGTAATTTCGTAAGCCATTCCGTTACTTTTCTTATCGCCGGTAAAAGTGCCGAGCCTAGCGCAATTTGCACGCCCTCAAAAGCCGAGCTTAACTCCGTCAATGCTCCGAGCAAGTTATCCTGCATAATATCCGCCATATCGGCCGCTGCGCCCTCCGAGTCGTAAAGCTCTGCCGCTAAATTACCGACTGAATCAGCGCCCTTACTTGCGATAGCATTAAAGCCAACAAGCGCCTGATCTCCTAAAATAGCCGACAAAGCTGCGTCCCTCTGCGCGCCCGACATCTTGTCCGTAGCCTTGATAATTTCTGAAATGACGTCCGGCATATTACGCATGTTGCCTTCCGCGTCATATAGCGCGATTGATTGCTCGCCGACCGCTATTGCGCCGTCCTCCGAGTTTTTCTTTAGGTCACGGAGCATAGCGTTTAATGCTGTACCCGCTTTCGAGCCGGTAATACCTGCGTCGCCGAGAATACCAATAAATGCCGCCGTTTCTTCGATTGATAAGCCTGCCGCCGATGCGTTAGCGCCCGCATATTGCATCGCGTCCCCCATTTGATAAACGTCAGTACCCGCACTTGCTGCCGCTTTTGCCATTACGTCGGATACGCGCTGCGCTTCGTCGGCTTCGATATTAAATTGGTTCATCGTATTCGCCATTATCATCGCCGCGTCTGCGAGTTCGAGTCCGCCCGCTGCTGCGAGGTTTAACGTATGCTCAATACCGTCTAACATTTGGTCGGTTTCCCAACCCATTTGCGCTAAGTTGGCGAGCGCGTCCGCCGATTCACTTGCACTAAAGACCGTGGACTCGCCCATCTCTAGCGCCTTTTTTCTAAGCAAATCAAAATCATCGCCCGTCGCTCCGGATATAGCCTTTACGTTACTCATCGCCTGCTCAAAATTAGCCGATGTTTTTACAGCAATTCCGAGGCCTCCTGCGATAAGAGTTCCGACGCCCGTAATCGTTGCACCTGTCTTTTTAAAGGCGTCAAATGTTTCAGCGTTTGCCTTGCCGAAATTGCTTAACGCCTTATTGGATTCGGACATTTTTCGGCTAAAATCCGTAATATCCGCGCCTATCTTAACTAATATATCGTTAGCCATTCGTTTCCTCCTCTCCGCCAAACTTGTCCGCAAATTGTTCGAACTTGCTTAATCGCTCGATAATTGCGCGCTGTCTTTCTTCGATGTCCCCCGCAGTCTTGTCCGTCTTAATCCCGCCCGTAGGTCGCTTAAATAAGTCTGATTGACGGAGCTTTTCTTTGTGATATGCCGCCCTCATCATCATTGCTTGCGATGCCATACGCTCATATTCGTCGTACTTACACTCGACTTGCGCCGCCATCATTAGCGCAAATTCGCGCGGCGTTTTCGATAAGACTTGCGTCGAGTCTAAGCCGAGATGACGCCATCCATCGAATATTGCCGTTTCTACGGCATCAAGCTCTACGCCATTAACTGTTCGTAGGCTTTCTTCATCTCCGGATTCTGTTTCATCAGCTTCTGGACGGTCGGCTTGTAGAAAAAACTTTCCGTCACCACCTCGTTTGAGATGCGTTGTATATCGTCAAAAGTAATCGCTTCTTGCGCAAATAAATCTTCAATCGCCTGCGTAACGTCCGCTTGCGAAAAGTTTTCGCCCGTATGGAGCAAAGCCGCGTGTACGATAATCGGAAACGCCTCAAAGTCGCCCGCAATCGCTTTACCGATCAACTCGTAGCTACCGCCCTCAAAAGCTTTATTTAAACGCTTAACCGCGTCAAAAGTAATTTTTAACTCATACTCTTTACCGTCAATAATAAAAGTTGCCATAATTATATCCTCCCGTTTAACGACCGTCGTCGATAATGTAGATTTACGTCCTCCGACGAGATTAAGAAGGCGAGCCTGCGCCCGCCGCTGATTATCCTTCTACTCCGCCCGTACCGTCCTCGTCATTTCCGCCTAATTCTAACGGCGGCGCGCCCTCTGGAATTTCCGTTAATTCTATTTCTTCGACGTCGCCAAACAGAGCAGCGTCGAGCGTGTATGTCGCAAAGTCGCCATGATCGTAACTTAATTCAAACGAACTAATTTTGTGTATCCCTTTTTCTGCTTCGTTAGTAACTAAGTTAACCTCGTAAATCTCGATAAAACGCTTATTCCTAATCGCTTGTTTAACGCCCTTAATAAACGGGTCACCATGGACAAGGTCGCCTTCAAACGAGCGCTCCTCCGTAATATCGCCGTAATCCACTCCGGTACGGTCTTTAGTCGATACCTCTAAATCGTCAGATGAGATTGACGTACTTCCGCCCGTCTGGTCAAACGGCCTAATTAATCCGTCGCCTAAATCGACAAGGTAAAGCACGTCCTCGCCTTTATATTTATATCCGACTGCTTCTGCCATAATTTAACCTCTCCTTTTTATTCGTTCGATTTCCAAGTCAAAATGTACGCGATGTTTTTCCGATTCCCTTGCCAAATCTTCGGCAGGTATTGGAATTACCGCCGTTACCTCCACGCCAAAAAAGCCGATAGGACTATCGCTCCCATCTGCTTTAATTAACGGTATTTTATTAAACGTCAATAAATCGCTTATTTCGTCTGCCATGCGCGTCCTATCCGCAAAATGCTCTGCGTGATAGCTTAATTGTATATGCTCGATGGATTGCACGGCTTCGCGCCTTTTAACGCGGTAAATACGTTCGTCCATCAAGGTTTCTATCGTCATAAACGGCTTAACTTTCGGGTATTTATATCCGTCATAGATAATGTCCGTCCTTACGTCTGTCTGCTCCTTTAAAAACTTTTGCAATGAGTAGAGTATATCGTATAAATTCATTTCAATTTCGGCACCTCCCGCTTTAAAGCCTCGCGGTAGTCGTTACGATTTTTCCAAACTGATTTACGGATAAAGCCTTTTTTAGTTTTATGCTCGTATTCTTGTCGTCTGGTATACGGCAATGTTCCGCCATATTCCCATAACGCGGGCTTTAACCGGCGAGGACTTGCCGCTAGATTAGCGCGTAGGTCTCCCGATTTAACAGGCGCCATATCCGCGCTATTGTTAGCCATTTTTCGCGTATATGTTTCCGTCACTTTATCCGCGTTGCCCTGCGCTTTTACGCCCGCTACACTAAAGTCGCGCATAACCTTATCAAGCCCTTTTACGCTTACGTTCATTCTCACGCTATTTCACGTCCGATAATCTCGTAACGATTGCGCTCGCCAATGCCCTTTTTATCTATTGCCGTAATCATATACGCCTTGCCGTCATGCTCCATTCGCTTAATATCGTCTGCAATATGATCGATAAGCTCGATGTTTATGTCGACTTTAATATCGCCCTCGTCAAAGATGATTCCGCCCTCGCTCGTACGCTCCGGATTTGCTCCGCTTGCTGACGATATTTCCGTTACGATGGCCTCGTAGGTTTCCGTCGTTGTCGACTTGCCAATCGGCGTACCTAACGAGTCATAAACTGTTTGCTCGTAAATAAATGATACCGGGCGTGTCCTATGCGTTAAAATCTCATTACGTGATTGCTTCATGAATTCAATGTCTGCTTCGTCTAACATGCGCTATAACCACCTTTCGTCGAGGATATAAGTTATATACGACGTGCAGTTAGGATGAGGAAGCCATATATCCGTATCATTCGGTTTATAAACTCCTCGCCCCTTGCCATACCTATCCTCGTTAGCTAATGCGTAACAAGCGTGCTTGTGATGGTCTTTGCGTCCGCAGGTACCGTCGTTAAACTGTACCCACTTGACCAGCCCGCTCGCCTGCGCATTGTAACTTGTCGCCGCTCTATGCGCCGTAACTGATTCCGTCCTAGCCAAGCGCTCAATCTTCCACGTTTCCGTGTTATATGCTTGACGGATGCGCGGTATCATCGCATTAATGCCGTCGCCCCGTATAATGCTCGTCCTAATTACGCTTGTTAGCTCGTCTCTAATCTCGCCCGATAAGCCCCATATGCGGTCGCTTAGCACGAGATTATCGTCGCCAAATCTTCCAACAACATAACGGACGACATGGCGATTAATTCGGTCAAATTGGCTTGCCGACAATTTAACGCCCGGGATAGACGCAATCTTGCGCGAAGTCCATTCCGACGACTCTTCGATGATATTTATTAGCGCCTGCTCGCCGTTCTTGCGTAATTCCCTCTCGATTGCGTCCATATCTCGCAATATTCGACTTAGACTACGTCTGCTTATCTCACCGTCTTTATCGGCATATTCGGCTAACAATTCGGCGGTATCCGCCCTTACCCGCCCCATCTCGCGAATAGCGTAAGCGCGCTGTTTTTTCGATAACTCATTATATTCGCGTCGCATACGTGAGAAAATACGGTCAAGGTCGGTCTGTGACGTTAGTATCTCCGCCATTGGATACGCCTCCTAGCCGGCATGGTTATCGGTCGATCCATGCGCGTCATTACTCGGAAATTGTTACCGAATAGCTTACCTTTTTCCGATTCGTAATCATTCTGCAAGTCCTTGGCCAATCTCCGATAATTATCCGCTATCATCGACTTATCGACTTGCTCCTCGCCGTCCGCAAATTTAAAGTAATGTGCGACACTTAAGGCTATCTGCCACGCGCCGTTATATTGGGCGTAAAGCAATACGAGATTAACTTCGTCTGGCTTAACGCTATCAGACGGCGCATAGCCATGCGTCCGCATAGCGTCAATTACGAGCGACTCCGCTTCTTGCTCGGTAAAGCCCGGCACGCCTTTAAATCGTTGATATAGAGTATCTGCCAATTCCTGCGCCGTCATGGTAGCGCCTCCTTAATCGTCCTTTTTCTTTTTCGTAGTAGCCGTCTTTTTTGTCGTCTTAGCTTTCGGCTTAGACTGCTTTGTCTGCTTGACTTCCTCAATAATTTCGAGATAATTTAGCGCCTCATATTTTTTAGCCGTAACCTCGTCAAGCTCGATAATAGAGCCGACGGGTTGTCCGTTAAAGACAGCCGCCGTTTTTACCTTGAATTTAGTCGCCATGAGTTAGTCCCTCAATCCCGCTATCAAGTACTTGGCTGAGAACGCCTGTTTTTCTAACGTAACTAATAACGTCGCCAGCTTTTCCGCCTTCAAGAGAATATCCGATAAAATACTTATGCTCTCTCGTATTCGTCCAACTAGCCTCTCCGTTATTGTCCGCCGAGATCAACGTTCCTGGACGTGTGTCTTTTGAAAGGCGTACCTTCCAAATCGGATTACCTTCGATTTTTACCGTGATTTCTTCGCCTTCCTTAAGATCTTTTGTCGAATAAAAATCCGGAATCCAGTCTTTTTTGTTTTTCATTAAATAAATATTATCAGGATCATCGTCCCTTGCTCCTCTAAGTGCCACCAACGAATAAGCAGGAATATCCTCCGTAACAATTGCTTTAATTTTCATTTCCTATTTACTCCTCCTACTCAAATGTTAGGCGAGCTAATGCCCGCCATTATTAACCTTCTACGCCTTCCTCTGGAATAACGTCTGCAAATAGTAATAAGCTAGGATTCTCAATAATCGGGAAGCCCATCGCTACCGCACGTAAGACAGACTGGATAGGTTCTTGTTTATCGTACGCTTGTAAAACAATTCCCGGCTGGAAATTGTTTTCAACAGTTGGTCCAAGCAAGAATTTACCTACGCCTTGAGATACGAAAATAACTCTGTTTTCCGGGAATAACTCAATCGTTTCAACTTCGCCTGTATACGTGTTCTTAACGTTAGCTTTCGTCTTTTTGACGATAGTAATTGACGGTAGACCATAACCACCAAGTACGCTATTTAACTCGTCAACAGACACGCGTCCACGACCGCTATTAGCGACGCCTACAGCTTCGTTAACGATTACAGAGTTTTTAAGTAGCAACGCCTGTGTCTGACGTGTCATAAAGATAGTGTCCGCCTGCTTACCGTTAGTATCTTGATACTGCTGGTCCCATGCGATTAAGTCGCCGATAACGTCATGCTCCGGATTAGCCCACGTGTTATCGCCTGTTAATACGATTTTATGCTCGGCTGGCATATCTTCCGTAAAGTCGATATTTACTTTAACGTTATTATCGTCATACTCAACTTTACCCGTCGCAATAGCTTGCATTTTAGTGACGTTAATACGGTCGCGAAGCTCACTTACGAGAGTTCCGCCGTTTGCGACAAGTTTATCGACTAACGCTTTGAATTCGCCGTCGTTGCGCGGATTGTGTAACTTCAATAATTCGTTTTCTGTAACGATGTCTTTCCATCCGAACTTAGCTAACTCTCCCATGCGGCGTGCTACTGCGTCCTTATCTCGGATTGGAGGCTCGTTACCAATTCCAATCATTGCCCCGATTTGTGACGTCTTAGAGATTACGTTATATGCGAACTCTTGGTCGTATGTGTACTCGTCCGGCAAGTAGTTTAATACCGTCTCTTGCGTTTCTAATTTAGCCTTGTCAACTTCTTCAACAATTCCTCTTAACGCTGGCTCTTTAAGCTCAGCAATGTGCGTAATTCCTGCCATTTAAACATTTCCCCTTTTCGTTATATAATATTTTATCACTTTTTATTCCGATTACTTTTTATGTGATACGTATCTAATCAACGGATTGGCCGCCTTAAACTCTGCCGGCACTTCCTGCGGCAACTTGTCCTCATAGACGCTTCCTCGCACGATAACCTCGCCCGCAATTAAATCTTGTCCGTAATCGTTACGAAAATCCTCGTTCAAGATTCCGAAGTCATCAAAGCCCTCTACTGCCGAAAACGGCTCAAATTTGCCCGTAGCTTCGTTCCGTGCTACTAACGTCCCCACCTCGTTAAATCCCGTAGGAAATTTCGTATGATCGAGCGTAGCGCCCGCCTCAACAAATTGTAAATGCTCGCTTGCTAAAATATTCTTTCCGCCTTGTAATTCCGTCTTGCTAAAAATCGGACCGTAAACCATTCGCAATCTCTCCTTATAATTTAATTTTGTGTAATACGCGACTTACCGCGTTTCTTCCTAATTCTTCCGCATCAACCGTCTTAGGCTTCGCTGCCCGCCCGTTAAATGTGCTAGGGTCGGCATAATTATCCGTAATAGGCACGGTAGCCTTAATCTGCTCAATAGATGACTTAATCACCTCTTCGTCCTCGCCGTCCACGAGCTTAACGAGCAATTTCGCCTGCTCCTCACTATACCCTGCTTGCCTAAGTTCGCCCATCTTACGTAAGGATAACGCCTCTTGACGCGCCTCCTCTTTTTCTTGTAAGGCTTGTTCGTAAAGCTCTTTATAGCGCTCCTGCTCCTCGAGTTCTTGTCGCTTAGCTTTCGCTTGCTCCTCCTCGATTTGCGCCAACTTCTCTTTTAGCTGATTAACTTCGTCAACCTTCTGCTTAAATCGTTCGTAAGGTATACGTGTGTTCTCGCCTCCTTTATCGTCTTGCTCTGTCTGCTCTGCCGTGTTTAACGACTCGTCAGTCGCGTTTGTTTCTTGCTCTTCGATATTCGTTTGTTTTTCCTTATCCATGCGTTATTCCTCCTCAAGTTTTACGTCCTGCGACGATATGTTTTATTCCGCGCTTTCGAGCGCTTCTAATCTTGCGATAATATCGTTATATTGCGCCTCTGTTCCGAAGCCGTCATTTCCCGGCGGTCCTTGAGGCCCTTGCTCGCCGTCTTTACCGTCTGCTCCGGGGGGTCCTTGCGGTCCTGTGTCTCCTTTATCGCCTTTAAGCGATTCAAGCCACGCTTGCTCATCGCCTTCAAATCCGTGTTCGACGGCAATCTCATACGCTGATTTCCCCGGCTCGCCCGCGCCACCTCCAGCGACGAAATAAGGTTCTTTACTATAATGAGGTTTATTCGCCATCTTCTAAATCCTCACCGCCTTCCTCGTTTACGTCTTCATTTCCGTAACTTACCGCGCTATTAAAACGCCGCTTGTTACGCTCGCTTTCTATTTCTTGCAACTTCGCTTGCACATTCTCAACGCCTAAGCGCTCCATAGCGCCCTTATTCGATTCAAAGCCCGCCGCGACTTCTAAGTCGAGTAATTCGACAAGTTCGCGTCTATTGTCCGGCAACGGCAATTGAAAGCGCATTTCATTCGCGTAGTCATCGCCAATAGCTTTAACGACGTCTCGGTCGTAGCTAAATGACGGGCGGTTAACTCGCGCCTGCAAGTAGCGTATTGACTTTTCGTGTAGTTCCGCTAAATTGTAGCCCCACGATAGCCAATGCTCTTCGGTATCGGTTATGATGTCGTGAAATAGGACTTGTAATGCTTCACCGTTTAAACCCCCGAAATTAAGCTCCTGCGGTACGATTTGCGGTAATCCGCTAATCTCATGCATCGCGCCTTTAACTCGCGCGTACTGGTCTTTAAACGCCTCTTTCCAGCCGAAACTACCGCTTACCCGCTTGATGTCTGCGGCTTTAGTATCGCCTTGCGACTGTATTTCTACGACAGATCCCGGCGCTACTTGTAAATTGTCAGTAGCTCCCGGCGCTGCGTTAGTTACCGCCAAGATTTCAAACATCTCGAATTTAAGCGAGTCTATTGCGTCCTCGTTCATCTGATTAAGTATGTCATTTTGCTCTCGTAATGCGGATATTTCCGAATCGCCTAGTGTCTGCGTAATAAGCTCGTTGACCGGAAATTCCTGTATCGGTAAAAAGTCGAGCCCTAGTGGCGCTTTTTCCTGTATCGTTTCGAGCAATTTTAAATCACTTTCGCGATAAATCGCTTCTTCGATAAATGCATTGCCCGCGTCATCTAGTGAATATTTTTGTATTCGTAAAGCCGGCACTTCATCACCGTTTACCTCATATTCGACAGGCTTAACGAGATTAGCGCCGATTAAGTCCTCGTAGTCATCTTCCGAATAAATCGGTATATACTCGTAATCCGGCCGGAATATCCAGCGTAACTTGCCCGTCCTATCGTTGTAGGATATGACGCAAACAACTCGGTCAGCGATAAGCCTATCCCGCGCCGCCTGCACTAGCCTAGCCCGCATTTTATTTTCGTCCCACAACTGATATAGCAAGCGTTCATAATTCTCGGCCCGCTCATTCTCGGCTCTTTGGTCCGAGCTCGGCTCATAATCGTCCGAGAGTACGTCCTCTAACGGGTCTATTTGACGTCGAGGCACGCTTATGCCGTGACGGCCGCCCATTTGCCATCGAGCTTTACGATCTACAATCGCTTTGAAGTAGTTAGTAGCGTACTTGGTCGGATCGTAGTCAAGTCCGGGCGGTCGCTGCAACTCGTCCGCTTTAACAAGGCGCCCGTATTCGTCGCGGTGCTGTTTACCGGCGTAGTAGTCGTAATTATCAAGTTGCCTCGAAATGCGTTCGGCGGTTTCTTTGCCAAGCGCTTGCCGATAAGCATTAAAGATAAGCGCGTTCATGTCGTCCGGCGACATAATGTGCCGGTCTACAAAAAACTTCGTCAATGTATCGTCCTCCTTTCGTGTTTAGTCTATTACCAGCGATTCATGCGTTTAACCGTCCTAACCCTCGCCTGTCTTTCGCTTGCCGTCAGGTTAAGCATTGCGACTGAATCTGGAAAGTCGTCGTGATTGTGCATACCGTACATCTCGAATTGCTCCATCTCCGGCGAGTTTTGGAATTTGCGATGAAATCGTATCTTGCCGGATTGTATGTCAGGAAGTAACGCTTCAATCCGCATTGATTTGCGCGCGCCGGCATGCTGTTTAATCTTTTTAAGCCGGGTATACGCCGGATAGCCTGCGTTTTGTAATCGATCCCTCATGCGGTCAGCGATAAATTCCTGCATAGCCTGCGCCTCAACGCCTAGGCCGTCATACCCCTCTCGCATGGTAAATTCGACAACTTTGTCGATAAGTATGTCGGGATGTACCCGCTCCATAAATGCGTCATACACGTATAATGTGCCGGTATCAACGTTTACCGCGCCGGAAACAATAACGGAATAGTCGCCTTTTTCCTTGCCCATGGCGACGTCTACTGCGCCATATTTTAGCGTATCAATCTTGCTTAGATCCTCGTCGTCAAACCACGTAAAATGTTCCGGTTTAAAAATTTGACGCTCCTCGTCGGTAGGATTGTTTTGATACTCTTGGTTAAACGACTTGGCGCCCGAATCCTCGCGTATACGTATAAGCTCGTAATAAGACCAGTACCCGTCCCATAAAATCCTCGTACCCTCGAGCATAGCCTCTTTGTTTTCCTCGTAAAATTGTTTAGCATTTTCGTGAGCGTCCGGACTGTCTTCGCGGTATAACTTTCTCCACTCGTCCCATAAGTCAGGACGATTGCTAAACTTTTCTATCGCCGCGTATCGCTTACTCTCGAAATCTCTCCGCTCCTCGATTACGTAATGCAGTAAAGAGCCGTAGCAAAGGATTGTACCGAGATAGATTACTAGCCCGTCTTTAGCCAGCGCCGGCAACATTGAGTCGTTAAACCATGCTTTGGCCTTTGCGATTTGCTCCGGTGTACTCGTTGACTCGTCCGACTCTATATCGTCTAAGATAAATAGGTCCGGCCGAGTAGATCCGTGCCTTAGCCCGCGCACTTGCGTACCAAGCCCCTTTGCCTCGACTTTAATATTGCTTGACGTGATAAACTCGTATTTGTTATCAAGCTCGTTACGACTTGCTTGTACGTGGAGCAATTCGCCAAAGTCTCGCCTTAGTTTTTCGTTGAGCTTAAGCTGGTATCGTCCCCACGTGATAAAGTCGCCGGCGGTATCGGTTGTCTCCGAGAATAGTACGATATATCGCCTATGCCTAAAAACGATTTGATGGACGAGGAAGATATTCGACAGCCAAGCCGTTTTAGCATGCCGTCTAGGACAAGCCCAAGCGATATGACGGTCGGCATTGCCTCGGGTAACCTCGTCCAGCATATCGGTCAAGAGTTTGTGAAATCGCGCGGCATTGCTTACGTTAACGCCCTCGGGGATCAAATTGTCCGGGTTGTCTGGATTGCCGTCCTCCGAGAAATACTCCATGCCGAAATATAAAACGTCATATTCCGCGCGATGGATGCGTTTAAGTCGTATAAGCTCTTTCTTATTCGACACTAGCGTTTTAAGCTGCGACGGACGTAATTCGCCCTTCTTGCGCAATTTTTCGAGCCTGTCGTTGACGGATTCGAGCAGGTCGATACGCTTGCGGCGCGCCTCTCTATCGAGCCATTTGCCGTTCACATTCGCCATTAGTTATCGTCCTCCTCGTCCGCATCTTCCATCGCCTCTAATTGCTTTTCTAATTCGGCTAATTCGTTCTCTAGGTCGTCATTGCTTCGCCCGCCTGCGCCGATATTAACGTCAACTTTGTTTGCACTATCGACAAGCCCCTCGATCTTCGCGAATAAATCTAACGCCTTCATTGACGGTGTTCCGTTAGTGCCTTCGATAGAGCGTCGTAGAGATTTTAAGAATAAGCCGCTCATGTCCGAGATATAATTTTGCATGACCTCGCGTCGATAGTCGATAAAGTCTTGATTCTGCGTCCGCCAGCGATAAAGCGTTGCCCTGTGTACGTTACATGCTTCCGCTATTTCGTCTTGCGTTAAGCGATTCTCTTCGGACGCTAATTCGTTATCTAAAAGCATATAAACCGCCTTGAGCTGGTCGGCGCTTAGTCTTTCTTCGAGTATCTCGCGTCTTGTACGTCTTCCCATCGATTTATCACCCCCTTGTAGAATGCGTTTAAATGCCGTTTTAAGCCGTTTACAGCGTTTTTAATGTATTTATGCCTGTCGATATTTAAAACGCCTATAAACCGCCTTAAATCGACGAATAAGGCTATATGCGTATTGCTTGCGTTGACGAGCGTATGATGTTACGGTAAAAGTGGTGAATTGCTTCCGCTTGATTCCTCGGATTGCTGGCGCTAGGCTGCGCTTGACTCCCCGACATTTAAAATTTTGGCGGAAATAAAAATTTAAAAACACAGTCATTTTGCGACCGTGTTTTCGTTAGCTTTATCTTCAATTTTTCGTAACTCTTTTTCGTAGTACTCCCGCCTATCCTTCGGCAATTGTTTCGTAAATTGATAAACACTGACGTGTTCGTACTTCCACTTTTGCCCTCGTTCTTTTCTTTGATTTTTTCCGCGTAAATATACTATAGTTATTCCGTTAGGCTTTTCACTATGATAACGGATAATAGTTTCGCGTATGTCCGTCCATTCCGAGAGTTTACAATCAACCCATCTCCAGTTAGGCAATATAAAATCTGGTTTTAATGTGAATTCAGGGACTACCTCGGAAACACCTTCGCCTTCGCGAATATATTCGTACCCTAACTCTGTTAGTATTTTCGCAAATAAATCTTCGAAAGCTGTCCCGCATTCGGATAATACATTCGTAGTAACTGAGACGTCCTCATAAACTAGTCCAACACTTTCTACCGCCTTCCTCCATGAACCAATTCGTTTATTAACCGCGTCTAACACATGTCTCCGCTTTTCTTTTACGTACGCATAATTCATAGGCGCGCCGATGTACCACATTCTAATAATCTCACGTTTTATACCTTCTACGGTCATTAAATCTGGGCGATACGACCTTGCTTTCGCCTCTTTCTTTGATGGCCTGTCGTCTATCGCGCAAAATCCGCAATACTTTTTTAATTCGTCAATGCCTCCGAAATTAACCTCTATAGACCGTTTAAGTCCTTTTATCTCTTTTTCCAACGCTTCCCTAGTCGGTTTAGTTCCTTTAACTAAAACGTTTAAGACTCTTTCTTTCGTTTCTTCTTTTGTGAGATTGTCGGAAGGGTCGCGATATTCATACGCCACCTCGTAGCCAAGCGCTACAAGACCGGCGTTCCATGTGCCGTACCGCTTCCTGACCGCGTCAGTAAGCCTCCTATATCCAAGTTTGTTTAGTCGGTTCATCGCGGTTGTCCCTTCTCTGCCTACTACTTCCGCCATCTTTTTGCGTATCTTATCATCAGTCCAAATTTTACTAGTTCGCTTCTTTGGTAATTTTATATCGTGCTTTTCTGCAAATTCTTTAAGAGGCATTATCTTACATATCGCGGAGATAACCCGTCCTTTGTGCTCATAAATCTCGCCCAAAGTTCTATACTCCTCGACCGCCTTCCGTAACTCAGTTGCTAAAATATCTTCGGAGTATTTAATATTAGCTTTTATAGCGGCCTCAGGCTTAGAATATTCTCCCTTAACCTCAATTCCTAACTCAATCTTGGCGTTCTTATATCCTCCGTAATGTTTCTGTATAGACTTTACTAATTTGGGCGGAAAATCTTTTAACCGCATTCGGCAGCCTTGTTCCTGAAATCGTTTCAACTCTTTTATCGTTTCTTCTTTCGAAAAATAACCACTCCCGTACGGAGTAACTCCATTATTTTTTAAGGCGTTAGACCAATTTCCGTAATATTTTCTAGCTCGTACGCGAATTTGAGAGTACGTTAATTCTTCGTCGTTTATCCTCTCTATAGACAACGTCTTTCCTTCGCGATGTCTCCGCTTAATAATTTCGTCCAGTACTTCTTTTGACATAATATACACCCTCCGCAGTGCCTTATTGCTCCGATATTTATTACGGCGGAAAACAAAGTCGGAGAACCTTGCGTTCGAATGCGGTAGCTAGCCGCATTCTATTCCGCCAGTATTATTATATAAAATCGTTTGGTAATCGTCAAGGGGCCGGTTTGAAAAAATTGGCTACAAAATGCCGCTACTTAGCGGCTTATGCGATCGGTATGCGCCCCGCCCCCTTACGACTTATCGCCCATATCCCGAACAATGCCGACCAATCCGCGCCAAATCATTCGCTTTTTGGTTGGTTCCGATAATGTTTATTATGTAAACTAGCGGAAGGATTTACGCTTACAAATCGCTTAACAATGCGATTTACAGCGACTTTACCCTACTTTGCGAACATCTATCGCTATACAGCGGGCATTGTTCGTGTTTAGACGTTGAGACCCCGTGAGTTTTCGAGACGCGTCCGTCCTGAACCGCCTGCCTAGTGATACAGCTGTTATAGTCATATCAAACTGTACTATAACACGTTGCTATCCGTCAGCCACCGTATGCCTATCCCTACTATATAAGGCGCATATACGGGCATACGCAACATCGTCCCATATAGCGCCTATGCTACCGTACCCCTAATCGCCCATATAACGCCCGTATAACACTCACACAGGCGACCTATGCGATAGCCATATGCGCTTATAACGCCTATATGGCGCTTATGGGCTTATGGGCGCCGCAAAGGGGAAACTTTTATTTTAATTTTGAAGGGGATTATATATCTCCGACCATACCCATACAGATATGTAAATATCTCCGATAAGGTATGTACTCTATATATTCCTTGGATACTCATAGTATCAACTCAATATATCCGTTAGATATATCCGTTATATACGTCTATTACGTTATATACTTATAAGCCGTCTATTCTTTTATATGAATGACCCCGACAAGAGCTTTAGCTCGAGTCGGTATCTTTATTCTTTTTATACTCGTTCTTATTACGGTTGTTCTTATTACCGTCAGGTTTAGCGGACTATGGGTCGTCAGGTTTAGCGGACTATGGGTCGTCAGGTTTAACGGACTGCCCCTATAATAACGGCATATAAAACTTCTTTCTTCCGGTCGCTGTTCGCTTCATATCGGTCTTTAATAATCCTTCATTTTCGAGTATATCGCATAACGGCTTCACTCTATTTCGATCGATTCCCGTCCTCTCTGCGATTTGCTTAACGGATAGGTACGCCCACATATAAACGTCTTTTTCCGATTGGCCGTTAACATACGCGTGCAGGAACGCATAAATAAATAACGCGTCTCTTACGTCTTGTTTATCATATCTCGCCTGCAATTCCGGCATCTTCTCGCGGTAAAGTTCGTGCGGTATCGGCGTATATAAGCCGTGATCTAGTACCGCTTGCTTTCGGCGAAGTGCTTCCGCCTGGTCTTTCGTAAGCCCGTTTAAATCATTCATTTTCACTAATTCCTCCGTTCACTAATTCACTCCGACTACTATCCGCTAAATACGCCCTTCCCGTCTAGCCTGCGCCTTACGCTCGTCATATTCATCGAGCAAGCTCCGCAATCTATCGTCGCGGCGAAATACCCACAT